AGAATTTTCCCCTGATAAATTATTTATCCGTGTTGAACTTACAGCTTCACGGCTTATATCAGGTTGGATTATTATATTCAATACACTCATCTGTTTACATACAAGATGAGACCCAGCATTACAGGTTATGATTACACAAATTTCACACAGGATTTGCTTAAATCTGACCGTAAGCACCCACACGTCGTACGTCGCGAGACTGCGACTACTTACAGAGACGACTTTGCTTTCAAGGAAGTAATTTCTCTCGATAGGTTAGCTTACATACAGAGATTGGAAGGATGGTCACGAAGTTACTATCTACCAGAGAAGCATTTAGAGGCTTTACTCCAGTATGCTACACCTAATGTCCCATGCACTGCTTTGAACCTTAACGTTTATCGTCAAGCTATTCAAGTAGTAGAGAATGGGCTTCGTAGCCTTCAACCAGTGAGGGCCTTTGATGTTCTAACTGAACTCAATCAAATTTCATACAAGCAGTCCTCAGCTGCAGGTTACGATTACATCGGTGCGAAAGGACCTATTGATGGTGAAAACCACAAAAGGGCTATATCCCGTGCTAAAGCTGTATTGTGGTCTGTCGTTAAAGAAGACGGCGAAGGCATAGATCATGCTATTGAGACCTCAGTACCAGACGTCGGGTACACTCGCACACAGTTGGCAGATTTGACCGAAAAGACAAAGGTTAGACAAGTTTGGGGCCGTGCATTTCATTACATCCTTTTAGAAGGACTTGTAGCACAACCATTTATTCAATCAATAATGGAAGGACCCTCGTTTATCCACACCGGTCGAGATCCAACACTCAGCGTTCCGCAATCATTGGCTAAAGTTAGCTCGCAATGCAAATACATCTATTCATTAGATTGGAAGTCGTTTGACGCAACCGTTAATCGGTTCGAAATCAACACATCTTTTGACATCATTAAATCAAAGGTCATCTTTCCTAACTATGAAACTGAACAAGCATTTGAGATAACCAGACAGCTCTTTCTTCACAAGAAGGTAGCCGCACCCGATGGTTATATTTACGAAGCGCACAAAGGAATTCCATCAGGAAGTTACTACACCTCAATGGTCGGATCAATCGTGAATCGACTAAGGATCGAGTACATCTGGAGAATCGCAACAGGACATGGTCCGATACACTGCGAGACTTTAGGAGACGACTCTCTCTGCGGAGATGATATCTTCGTTCCAGCTACACAGTTGGCCGATATCGCAAACCGCATAGGTTGGTACTTCAATGCCGATAAGACGGAATACTCAACTATACCAGAAGGCGTCACCTTTCTAGGACGAACGTCAACCGGAAACTTAAACTCAAGAGATTTAACCAAATGTCTTCGACTATTAGTTTACCCCGAGTATCCTGTTACATCAGGCCGAATTTCCGCCTATAGAGCTAGGTCAATAGCTGACGACTCAGGAGGTCTCAGCGATTTGCTTAACCAAGTTGCTATTAGGTTAGAGCGTAGTTATGGCATTGCTTCGGAAGAAGAAATTCCAGCTTATTTTAAACGTTATGTACCATTTATGTAACTTTATTTATAAACGCTTTGGAGGCTTTACAAACCCCCTACT